TAGCACACTTTGCAGAACCACCAGAATTAAATCATCCTTTTTATTATAGGGATTTAATAGACGATCAAAAAAAACAAATCAAAAAACTATGGGGGTTAAACGCATGAAACTAAATATATATCAAAAATTACATAAAGCTGCTTGTGAAGCAGGAGGTGTAGCAAAAGGAAAGAAAGTTCCTGGTATGCACTTCAATCCTTTACAACATGACGAGGTGCAGAAGGTGGCAATGGAGTCATTACTAAACAATGGATTATATCCTATCTGTACTTACACTAACTATGTTAAAGAAACTTTTATCATGGTTACTTGTTCAATGAGAATACATGACATCGAAGATCCTACAAGTCATGTAGATATTGAAGGATGTTCTGCAATGGGAAACTTAGATAAGTTTGGTACTGGTAATGGTATGTCTTATGCTAAGAAGTATGCTTTCTTAAATGCACTTAATTTAAAAACAGGTTTAGATAATGAGGATGGCTACAAGGCAAAACCTTTTGAACAAACTAAACCTACCAATAAAATTCCACAACAAAAACCAAGTGGTACAGCTCATGCCAATGTCGATATGGACATTGATATGAATCAAGTAAGAGATGCCATAAAATCTATTAATGATATTTATGCTCTTAGGAAATTTAGAAAAGAAAATCCTAGCTTATTTGATCCTAATAATAATGTTCGTGTGTACAGACAAGTTACAGATTTGTATGATACACATGAAACACAACTAAACCAACAAGGAGTTACACAATGAGTGATAAGATATATATAAAACTTACACATAACCAAGACAAACAAGCAGGAGACAACAGACCAAGTTTTGTTGCACCGATTAATCCAAAATCACCAGAGGGTAAAACCTGGAGAATAGGTGTTAAGATTGGAGAGAATTGGTACAACCAAGCAGGATTTGATGATCTTGACGAACAAGGTAATCCCACAGGCATTATCAATGTCGTCTTGACACCATCAAATACTGGTCCATCGTCTGCAAAGCCGAGAGGACCGCAGCAATCTTTTGCACCTAATAATAACAGGTTTGCAAAAGGTCAAGGATCAGCATATAATAAAACTAACTACAACTACTAATTTAGAATTGTAGTTCA